GAACGGGCGCACGCCTGACACTATCGCTGCGCTCAAGCGGGCACTGGAAAAATGCGAGCCATTGGTCAGGGAGGATTAACGATATGGAACACCGACAACTCGCGGACTTCACCGAAGCCTTGCAGGAAATCAGCGAGGCCAAGGGTGCGTTCAAGATTGATCCCGTTGAGCACGCCAAAAGTTGCATCCGGGACATGCAGGCGGAAGCTATCAAGGTTCTTGCCAAGTGGGGCGTTGCACCTCACGGCAAGCCGGTGGATGAGCGCTAAGAGGGGAGTAACGATCTGTGGCGAGGAGGCGCGGTCAAGGGAAGGCAGTCAAATGGCTCTGGGGTCATATTGATTATAATGGCCTAGATTGCCTGATCTGGCCCTTTGCTCGGTTCCACACCGGGTATGGCAATTTTGGCCATCTCGGCAAGCATTATTCCGCGCACCGATTTATGTGTGCGCTTGTTCACGGCCCCGCGCCATCGGCGCTCCATGTAGCGGCACATTCATGCGGGCGCGGGCAACATGGCTGCGTCCATCCCCGGCACGTTTCTTGGAAAACCCGATCCGAGAACGAACTAGACAAGCGTGAGCACGGAACGAGCAAGTGGCGCGAGAGCGCCCGAAACGGCAAACGATACAAACTGACGCGCGAGCAGGTTCTTGAAATTAGAGAGCTTGAGGGTAAGCGCAGCGCCGCCGAATTGGAAAAACAGTTTGGCGTCACCCGTAGCAATATCCGGTCAATCTGGAAGCGCGAGTCTTGGGCCACGCTAAGGAGAGGTTAACGACATGGGCGTTGTTGAAATGGCCTCTTTGTTGATGATCGGCTTTACCGTAGGATTCTGTGTTGGCATTAGATGGAACAAAGGCCGTTGAGTACGGCACACTTTGCAGGAGTACACCACCATGCGACTGAATATCTACGATCCGGTTCGGGCCGAATTGCTTGAGGACATCGTACATAGGCTGCTCGACAAGAACATAAAATGCGATACCCAACTGCGGCTAGACGCGATGTCGTCCATTCAGCAACTCCGCAGAGTCATTCGACATTTAGTTCCTCCACGGAGCGCCATGCAAAATCAAGTCAGAGAGCAACTTTTACCCGACGAGTTCAAAATGGTCTATTGGGACGAATACGCGGATGATGAATACCGAAAAATAGACCAGCAAAGACAACGCGAAAAAGATGCAATCGAATGGATCGGTGCATAGCCATCGCTAAGGGGAGAGTAACGATGCCGCGATGTGTAGATGGCCGCATGATGCGACACGATCCGCAGCCGGATGATCCCGGCTTTGAAACCGACATCGGCCAATGCCCACACTACGAAATGGGCGTCGGCCTGTGTCAGGAGTGCAAAAAATGGGCTTGGTATCACGACGACGGCCATCTAAGAAAGCTTCTCAAAGAGGCCCGGCAATATGTTGCTGACACGGTTGGTGAGGAAGATATGGAAGTGCAGACGCACAGTTCTTCGCTTCTCGCTGAAATCGACCGCGCGTTGATGAAGGAATAAATTATGCAGTTCTCGGACAGATTGCAGATGCGCGACGAGTTTGATCGGCTGACATCGAGGGTCGCCAAGTTGGAAGCCGGGGTTCAGCAAATCTTGGACGTATGCGACGACAACGAGAGTGCGTCCGATAGGCTCTTGGCGCTCACGTTCATTCGGGACGTGGCCGCCTCATTGGTGAAGGATTAACGCGGTGAATACCGTATTCGAGGCGAGCTACACGGAGCTAAAGGAAGTGGAGGAAGAACGCGACAGTGCTTTGGCTAAGATCGTGCGATTGAAGGCCAGCAAAAACGAATTGATTAAACGGTGTAATCGAGCAGAGACACAACGGGATGAGCTGCGCGCCTTCGTTGAAAAGATCGCCTATCCGACAGCGGACTTTAGCAACATGCGGAACATTCAACAGGAAGCGATGGCCTTTCTAGCATTGATAGGGAATTAGCGTAATGCGCAGGGACGATTGGGAGAAGCCGCGTTCAAAAGGTCAGCATCTAACCGAAGCCGAAATTGGTGAAATTAAGAAGGCGTATTTGCTCGGGGAACCTTCTCGCGACATAGCCCGAAGGCTTCAATGTTCGTCGCGGATCGCCTCGAAGTATTACGGTTTTTTTAGAGCGGAAGGGCTTATGCCAAATCCTAAAAAGATTTCTGTGGCGGAAGGTCGTTTCTACAAATCGGACTTTGAACCGTGTTAATTGATGAATGAACGATGTCTGCGGATATACAAAGAATTTGGAAAAAATATAATTTGCGGCCAGTTTTTGTTCCGAGAACGAATATGGCGTTTAGGGTGCGACAATTTTTTAGCGATGGCTACAATACGGCTGACATTGCTGCGATGTTTGGATACTCCGAAAGTGCAGTAGAGCGATGGCTACATAAAACATCATTAAGACCCCATGAACGCTCTTGACTACATCGCTCTTTTCGTCGGCCTTCCGGCAATGCTGATCGGCTGCTACTTCGTATATAATCTGAATCGTTGACGCGGCGTAACCAATGAGCGAACCTTTGGTATTTGCAGAGCTACCGCACTTCTTCGTCGTGGATTTGGGCGGCAGAAAAATAATGCTCAATCCGCTGGATGAGTCTTTTGAATATGACCTGAATCAGGCCGTTGGGATGCTTAGAGCTTGGGCGCTTCTAGTTCGTGCCAATCAAAACGAATGTCTAATGGGGAGTTAATGGCAATGCTTGAGTTACGATGGGTTACGTTTGGCAAAAACTGCCAGCTAGAGTATCGAGAGCGCCATCTTGTAACAAATAATTGGGGCGATCTGCGCTCAGTAAGCGATTGGTCTGAATGGAAAACAGTGCCTACTATCGACGGCAACGAGGCTGCTTACGAGGACTTGCGGGCATCTGGCGGCTTATAAGCAACAGGTGGCTAACGTGTCGAATGGGGAGTTCATGATGGACGCCAAAGAATACACAACAACAAATATTCTAAAGCTTAAAGCCGAGATCGCCAGATTGCGCGCGGCGCTTGAGGAAATAGTTGCTACTGAGCGCGATGACGATTCAATTTGCGCTGCTGATAGATGCGCCGAAATAGCCCGCAAGGCGCTCGCTAGGTGAGCAGAGAGAGTCATGGTCGATGTCCTTCCTCCATCTTTACAAGAATCAATTCTCGCGGCATTGATTTTTGATGAGCGGGCCGGTGCCGCTATTGCGGCACAAGTAACACCACGGTATTTTGACGAGACTTATCATGAAATAGCTGAACGAGTGCTTGAGTATCGTCGCAAGTACGGTCGCGGTCCTGGTGTAGCTCATCTTGATGATCTCTTTGACAAGCAGCTGCAGGAGAACAATCGGCCTTCTCGGGTCCGTCGGTTGTTGACGAGCCTTGCTGGTTTGGCACCTGAAATCAATGCTGATTACGTTGTATCACGTACGCAGCATTATGTTAGAGAGCAGCAACTCAAGGCGGCTTTGGTTGAAGCGAATGCTCGTTGGGAACAGGGTGGTGAGGCTCGTACTTCGGATATTGAGGGCATTTTACATGCTGCACTACGCTTCCGGGCTCACACTCTGGATGCTGGTACCTTTTTGAATGACATCGACAAGTCGCTGCGTTTCTTGGATCGTACCACTGAGGATGGTGTGTCATTTGGCATCAAGGAGTTTGACCAGGCTAGATTGGCGTTGCATGCAAAAGAGATGACACTTTACATTGCACCCAAAGGCTGTTTGGTAGGGGAAACTTTGGTGGACTGCCCCAGAAATTTACGGACATATCCAAAAGGTGTTCCTATTCAAAATTTGGTTGGTACGCAATTTCTGACATACAGCTGGGATTTTAAATTAAATACATTGGTGCTTTCACGTGTATTGGATGTTTGGAAGAGTGGGCGGAAGCCTGTTTATCGGGTCGAACTAAGTGCCTTTCCAAATGGGGCACAGAGGATAGGCCGTAAGGGGAGTGGAAGTAGATCTGGTCAATACTTACCACCACAGGAATTGGTTGGGACCTACGATCATCTTGTACTGCTTTGTGATAATACTTGGAAGAAATTGGGGGAGCTGAAGTCTGGTGATTCTTTGAAATCATTATATCGAAGTAATGCTGACGGGCGTGGTTATATAAACCTGCGCTGGTCTAAACGAGAGCCAACAGTACAGACTTGGAGTCATCCTTGGGACATTGCGTTGAAAATTCCTGTAATCAATTATTCTTTGCGTAGTCCAATATCTGAACATCAGTTTGTTTGCGGGGCGGTTACCGGCTTCAGGCAAGTCGGGGCGGATGTTCATCATAAGGATCATAATAATAAAAATAACAGTCCTGAGAATCTGCTGTGGTTAAATGGTCATGAGCACAAATCATATCATACACGGCAGCGAAATTTAGCGGGTACGGCGGGATGGAAGGTAACTGGCAAACATCCTCGAGGAATGGAGGGTAAAAGGCATTCTACAAAAACTAAGGACTTGCAGCGATTACGTGCTCAACAAATAACTGCTGGGCGGCAACGTAATGCAAAAGGTCATTTTAGTGAGGTGAACCACAAGGTATTGTCGGTGGAATATCTTGGGGTGTGTGATGTGTATGATATGGAAGTTGAGGGTACGGAAAACTTTGTTGCTAATGGGGTCTTTGTTCATAATTCAGGCAAGACTTGGGCGGCGGTCCATGTTGGTAAACAAGCATTGTTGGCACGCAAGCGTGTACTGCACATCACCAATGAAGTATCAGAGGAGTTGACTACACAAAGATATTTTCAAGCTCTGTTCACTATTGCAACCAGTCCGGCTCCGTATCTCAGGGCAAGACTGGAGCTCGATGATGATCTAAATAAACTGATAGGCTTGCCGGTGCGCAAGCTTCTACCGAAGCGTAATTTTGCATCTCCAGATGTACGCAAGGAACTGCGCAGGCTCATCACTCCGTGGGGGACTAGGTTTGGTCGTTTGGTGGTGAAAGAATTTCCATCTGGAACGTTGACGGTACCGCACTTGGAAGCCTATTTGGATTACTTGGAGCAAGAACATAAGTTTCAGCCAAATGTTTTGATCATCGATTACCCGGATTTGATGGCTCAGGACTCGAGCAATTATCGCATTTCGTTGGGTCGTACTTTTGTTGACGTGCGTGGCATTCTGGTCGATCGCAAGATGGCTGGGTTCTTTCCCACCCAGGGCAATCGATCTTCGCTCAAGGCCGAGAAGGTACGGTCGGATATGGTTTCGGAGGATATCAGCAAGATCAACACTGCGGATATTGTTCTGACCTATTCGCGTACCGAAGGTGAGAAAGAACGCGGTCTGGCACGGTTGCATGTGGCGCATGCCCGTAACAATAGTGATGCGATCACTGTCATACTGACTCAGAGCTATGCCACCGGTCAGTATGTCTTGGAGTCGTTCCCAATGGTGTCAGTGTACTGGGAATTGTTGCAAGAAGAACCGGACGAATGAGTTATGATCCCGCCTGGCGCCGTCAATAAGTTTCTTGCTGCTCGTCGTGATGATCATCGTTGGTTGAAAAAACTGACTCATAAGCAAATTGACAAGCTTCTTGATGAGCTCGATCCGCCGCCGAAGTTTTGGCACGACCTTAATCTGCATCAAAAAATTGGTCTGTATCTTGGTATCAAGTACCGCAGCTTTGCTTTGTTTTTTGCTATGGGGACAGGAAAAACATTGACTGCGCTGGAGCTGCTGCAATACTGGTGGGACAATCGTTTGCTGCGCCGTGCCTTGGTGTTTGTGACGTCGGACAAGGCTTTTCCGACTTGGGAGCGGCAAGTAAAGCAATACAATATTTCAGTGCCGTTTATTAGTTTGGATGCTTCTTCGTCTGATGCCAAGTGGGATATTTTGCGGCACTTTGGCCGTGGGATTATTTTTTTACATTACCCAGGGACAGTAGTGCAGATATCGGAGCGTGTTCGTGTTAAAGGAAAGAAGAAAAAGGAATTGGTGTTGTCTGCACCAAAATTGCAGGAGCTTTTGCACGAGGTGGATGCGTTGGTGCTTGATGAAAGTACCAAGTGTAGTTCACACCGATCATTGACTTATGAATTGTGTCTGGCTGTAGCAAAACAGGCCGAATTTAGGTACGCATTGGCAGGCATGCCGTTTGGACGAGATCCGGCATTGTTGTGGCCGCAAATGAACCTGATCGACCGGGGTGCTTCGCTTGGTCCTACACTGGGTTTATTTCGTGAAGCATTCTTTACCAAGAAACCAAACTATTGGGGTGGTCCGTATTCGTTTGATTACAAGTTCAAATCAAATATGCGGAATAAACTATCGGAGGTTATGCAGCATCGTTCTATTACTTACACGGCGGAGGAATGCATTGATTTGCCGCCGGATCAACATCTAATCGAGGAAGTGCGTTTGCCACCTGAAAATTTGGAATACTACAACCAGGTACTACGTGAGCTCATCGGATCTAAGGGTAATTTTCGTGCAGCCAAGAATGCGTTTTTGCGGATGCGTCAGATTTCCTCCGGCTTTCTTGGGCTGAAGGATGATGAGTCCGGTGAGCGAGCTGAGTTGGTATTTGAACAGAACCCGAAATTGGATCGCCTTGTGGAGCTTGTTGATGCACTTCCGGTGGATCGTAAAGCGCTGATCTTTTATGAGTACACCTGGAGTGGCCGTCGTATCGTAGAAACTTTGAAGGAAGTGTTGGGCATAACGCCGATTTGGTTATGGTCTGGTACCAAGAACTCCAAGGATGCACTGCATAGATTTATTGATACTGATTGTAATATTGCTGTGGTCAATAACAAGGTTGGGGCTTACTCACTCGATGGCCTGCAGGTGGCCAATTACGAGTTTCATTATGAATCCGCAGTGAGTGTGATCGATCGTTCTCAGGCGGAGAAGCGCATCGTGCGTCAGGGCCAGATCCGTCGTTGTTTTATTTATGATTTGGTGGCACGACATACTGCCGATG